CAAGCTTGAAGGTCAGGGCAGTTTGAGCCGGTCAGTCCGCACATCTCGTCCAGCTTTGAGCCGCGACAAGATTCGCACACAGCTTCTTATCCAGTTTGCTGACCAACCGCAGCGTGTAGCTGAAGCTCTTAAATCAATTGAGGGTGGTGGCGGCCAGGATGGAGATGATACGCCTCCTATTGGAACTCAGCGCGAACTACTTGTTCGCCGTGTTCCCCGAAAGCCGTAGAATTGCTTCTTTGGCTGCTAGTTGTTCAGCCTGCTTTTTCGTAGGCGCAGTTCCGATCCCCAGATGATTTCCTTTTTCGTCTACAGCTGCCATAGTGTACTGATTTGTGGCTGCGGAAATCACGGCGTATCCTGGAGTATGATGAAACTTGGCTTGGTACAGTTTTTGCAACTGTTCCTTGAAATTCCGATTGTTCATCAGGATCTTGGGAATATCAATATACGTTTCAACCAAACAAATGACAAACGAGTACATAATCTTGAAATCGTTGCCGGAATCGGTCCACAAAGCTCCAAGAAACGCCTCTAGGATATCTCCTAGTTTCTTGAAGTTATCTCGACCTGCACACACGTCTTCATTATGACGTGAAATAATATAGAACTTATCCAGTCCAATCTTCTTGCTCAACGAACCCAGCATTTCGTTGCATACGATTTCCTTTTTGAGATCAGTCATGAACCCTTCGTTTTCGTCCGGAAACCGTTTCATGAGATAAGTAGATACACACGCACCAAGAATAGAATCGCCCAAATGTTCCAGACGTTCATACGATTCGTCAAACAACCCAAGACATTCACGAGGCTTTTCAGCTAATTGAGCAGGTTCACCGGTTGGTGATGTGTACTCTGTCTTTTTTACATAAGATGAATGGACCATCGCTTTCTGGAAGAGCTCAGTGTTGGTCACCACAAACTCGCATCCGTGCTTCGAAAGAATCGCTTGGATATCCGGTTTGGTAAACAAGCGGTTCTTAGAGTTGAATGGGTTGTAGAGAACCTGTTGCATTTTGTTGTACTCTAAATCTGTTTATGTCTTGTAAGTCCGTTTTCAGAAAAAAACCTTTTCAGGTTGATGTTTGGATTTACTGAATATCTTACTCGTCCTGTTCTCCAGGAACCGTGCGTGTAAAGCTGAACTCCGAAGCTACAAGCGTCTGCTTTTTGGTTTCAATAATGAACTTTACAAGTTCGTCTGGATTTGCCTGACCACCCTTAGTAAAGTACTGCCCTACCAGATCCTTCAGATCCTTTTGAGAAATTGACCAAGGCTTGACCCATTCATTTGGCCGCTTGAACGAGATGGTAGATCCATCTTCCTCCAACTTGATTTTCTTAATAGCATTGTACTTCGGGTCCTTGATAATGTCAGCGATCTCCAGCTCTACGACCTTACGATCATCGCGCTTCTTGAATACTTGACGATTCAATTCGCGAAGCTCATCATCAATCTCGCGATATTGCTTGATACAAGACTTAAGATCACCCATTTTACGAGTTCTGGCTTCAGAAGAAGATTATCCGTTTTCAATACAATGTACTTCGATGCTCAGGAAGTAGAAAACCTGCGCCGTGTTTTCAACAAAGAATATTCGAGTTCTAAACCTATTAGGGCTGGAGAACCTTCTGTTGTATGGAAACAAATTCAAAAAAAACTGCAGGATAAGTGTGACAAATCTACTGAATGTATTATTCTTTCCTTGATGTCAAAACCAAAAGCTCCTGGTTCTTGGAAATCTAATCCGGAAGAATGGTTATCGTCAACTGATATTGACGCAATTGAAAAACAGTATACTAAGGTTTTTCCCGAGTACTATTATGTTGGAGCTGTACCCATAGATTTTGATAAGAAATCGGAGTTAGGAAGTTGTTTAGTGAGTTCATTGTGTTCTCTGGATATTAAGTCGTTGTACAAAAAAGGGTACCGTCAGATAGGAGTAGTTTTTAATACGGATATAAGTACTGGTCCAGGCGAACACTGGATAGCTCTTTTTTGCGATATTCGTCCGGAACTAGAGTATCCTCGCATCACATACTTTGACTCCTATGCCGAGAAACCTGAAAAACAAGTTGTGCAGTTAATGAAACGGTGGTCTGAAACATGGGACGCTACTCGCGTTCACAGTAAGCCAATGAAGGTCACATACAACAAGACGCGGCACCAGTACGAGAACTCCGAGTGCGGAATGTACTGTTTGTACTTTCACTTATGTTGTTTGACAGGAACATCAATGGAATCACGTATTCCCGATAAAGTCGTAAGAGGTTTTCGCGGTTTACTGTTTAAAGTATAATATAAATGGAAGAAGCCTGGTACAAATGGTTCAAATTTGTAATAAGGATATTGTTTGTGGGTGTAATTATTTACGCTGTTACTATGGCGATTATTACTGGTCCTAAATAATAAGAGAATGGAGTCGTACGGGTTTGCTCTCGTTATGGTTATTCCTGTGTTGGTACTTATGGCAATTGCTTTTATCATTTATCTCGTTATAACGCCGTCGGAAGTACAGGCTCAAGCCACTGCTGAACCTACATTTAACGCTTATAACTCAGTTATGGCGTTAGCTCCTTTAGGGTGCCCTACGACTCCCGCGTATCGTTTATGTGATTACTACTTGGCTTCTTCAGCTTACTCTCTGTTTCCGGGAGCAAGGATTTATGATTACATTACAGATGCTGTTATCCCAATGTTAGCCAAAGCCGGTCCTCGCTTAGTTGAATTAGATATTTATGACGACGGATCGGGAGGACCGGTTGTAGGCTTGAAAAACCAGAAATTAGGGACAGATTATGCTTACAATACTATTCCATTTGGAGCTTGTTGTGTAGCTTTGGCAAATAATATGTTTAACTCAGTTGTTTGTCCCGTATCCACTGATCCTTTTATCCTAAGTATGGTGTTCCATACCACCAATAATAACGTTATGAACGCTTGTGCCGAAGCTTTGAAAACCACATGCCCTCAGTATTTACTCGATGTATCGTACGGATACCAGCGCAAGAATCTGGCGATTGAACCGATATGCAAATTACAATCAAAAATGATCATTGTGTCGGGAACTGAAGTCAAGGGTACGCTAATGGACGAATTAGTGAATATGTCATGGGGAACATCGAACTTACGTCGCTTAACCTACACACAGGCAGCTCAGACCAACGACGCCGACGAACTTATTAACCATAACCGCAATAACATCACGATGGTCGTGCCTGATGTTGAAGGTGATTTAATCAACAAGAATCCCCAGATTCTGTTGACGTATGGGTGCCAGTGGATCTTAATGAATTATGGATCAGTGGATAGTGCGATGGAAGTGTATATTGGTGACTTCCAAGAACGAAGTACGGTACTCAAACCCGAACCCCTTCGTGCGCTCAAGCCCAAGGAGTACAAGCAGCCAGTACTCCCTGACCCGTCAGTATCGTTCCAGCCTATGAAGAGTACGTCCCCGATCTACGACATCACTGTCTAAAAGACGACAGGGTTAATAAAAATATTGCGTTAAAACAAAAAATGGCGAACAAGTGGCTAGCGCATGTTAAGAAGACGATGAAGGCGCACAAGGGAATGAAGTTCGGGCAGGTCCTGAAGATGGCGAAGAAGACGTACGGCAAGAAGGGTGGTGCGGATATGGCCGAGGAGGCTGAGCCCATGGAGGACACGTCTGTCCCCGCCGCGGGTCGCCGCCGCCGTACGGCCAAGAAGGCTGGTCGCAAGACCCGCCGCGCTGGTCGCCGGTAAATATCCTGCTTAAAACTAAATGGCGAACAAGTGGTTAGCACACGTTCGTAAAACTATGAAGCTCAAGAAAAACAAAGGTAAGCCTTTTGGCGCAGTTCTAAAATCTGCCAAAAAGACTTATAAGGCGCGCGGAGGAAATCGTATTACTCCTCCTGATGTGGATAACAAAGACGCGGTTCCTTGGGATGCGAAATCGCCGCCACTAGCGGTTCAGGATGCAGATGCTTACCATTCAGTAACGCGCACTGAGGATGTACCCAAGGGTGGTCGTCGTCGTCGGTTTCGTCGGAGCTCCCGCCATAGTCGCAAGTAGATTCCAGAAAAAAAGAGTGTAAGGAACATATAAATACCAAATGGGTGGAGGTTTACTACAGCTTGTAGCCTACGGCGCCCAGGACGCATACCTTTCCGGCAATCCCCAGATCACGTTCTGGAAGGGTCTGTTTAAGCGCCACACAAACTTTGCGATGGAGCCTTTCCGTATTAATCTGACTGGCCAGGCTGCGTGGGGCGTAAAGCACTCGGCGCTCATTGGCCGCCACGCTGATCTACTGTACTCCACGTACATCGAGGTTGTTATGCCGGTCGGGACATTCAACAACGACCAGGGACGTCTGGGGTACAATCTAATCAAGTACGTTGAGCTGGATATTGGCGGGCAGCTCATTGACCGTCTGTATGGAGAGTGGCTGTACCTGTGGGACGCTCTATCAAGCGACCTGACGACATCCAAGAAGCTGTGGAACATGGTCGGTGGAGGTCCCAACACATCTTCGCTGACTCAGGCGTACAGTGACAGTGTGTACGTTTCCGCTACGGAAGGGGGTAGTCCAGAAGTCGCGGCTCTGGGTTCAAAGGCTACGACGGTTGCGTTCACGGACACGTCTGCTTGTATCAGCGGCACCGGCAACTCCGGTCACCCCGCTCTGCCGAATGTTCTGTACATCCCCCTCAACTTCTTCTACACTCGCAACCCTGGAGCTGCTCTGCCCCTTATTGCCCTGCAGTACCACGAGGTCAAGATCAACATTGAGTGGAATGAGGCCCAGGTTATTGCTGGTAACTTCAATAACGCCAAGTCACTGAAGCAGCCCGTTCAGGCAGCAGTGTACATTGACTACATCTACCTTGATACCGAGGAGCGCCGCCGCATGGCGCAGAACTCTCATGAGTATCTGATCGAACAGACCCAGTTCAACGAGGATAAGGGCATTTCGTCATACAACAACCGTATTGACCTGACCTTTAACCACCCCGTCAAGGAGCTGGTATGGGTTGTCCAGCCTACGTCGTACACCAACTGCTCGATTTCTAAGGCCTACAGCGGTACTCGTCTACAGCCATTCACGTACGACCAGGATGCAGTTTACGAGCAGCACCTCCAGATTAACGGACAGGATCGTATGGACCGCCGTTACGGCGACTACTTCAACTCTGTCCAGTCGTTCCAGCACCACAGTGGTATTTCTGCTACCGTACAGACGGCTACGAGCTTACCTATTCACCAGCCCGGTATTTACTCGTACTCCTTTGCTCTGCGCCCCGAGGAGCACCAGCCTTCTGGCACATGCAACTTCTCGCGCATTGATACGGCTACGATCGTAATGAACATGTCCGGAGGTGTGACTATCAGCGCCGATCTAGATGCGACGTGGGATGTGCGAGTGTACGCCGTGAACTACAATATTCTCCGCGTCATGAGCGGCATGGGCGGTCTGGCGTACAGCAACTAAACGTGAACTAAAAATCGAGATTGTTCAATCCCAAATTTTAATTTAATTTTCAAACTAAAGCAGGTCCCAAAACTGGGTTCTACTTTCCTTTAGAACATGTTCAGATCAGACATTGAAATTGAACTTTCCTTCTCTGACTCTTTTTCCAGCATCTCATGTACTGTACGACGCTCTTCTTCAAAGATCGCATGATCTTCTTCTGTTCCTTCAGGTAGTTTCGTTTCATCAATCAGGATATCCACGAACCCAGTTCCGCATGGCGGTTTTTGTCCGAACATGATGTTGGCTGACACGCCGCGCATATTATCCGATTCACCTGTAAGTGCAGCGTTAAAGAGATGCTTGGCCGTTTCCTCGAACGACGACTTGGCCAGAACACCGTTCTCCGTGTTCTTGGACATTCCTGCACGATCGGCCTTCAGGAAGAAGCCAGGGTACGTCATTGCATCTACGAGAGTAATCAGGTGATGGTAATTGATTGACGATCCAGCGAACGCTGTATTGAATTCGCGCATCAAGGCAATTCGGGCCGCTTCAATTCCAAACACATCCTTGATCTGATGAATATCGTTAGAGAACGAGCGCAGAGGATCAGTGTTCGCAACCGTTGACAGATCAAGAAGATTCGTACCCTCAATATCCAGTACCCACTGTGGAGCCGCAACGTACCCTCCAGTCTTCTCATCGTACGTCAGCTCGTCTTTGACTTCGCGGGGGTATACGCGCCCTACACCCTCAATACCCTTTAGGACAGTATCCAGCAACTTATCCTCAATGAATCGCAGAGCCAGAATGTTCTTCACAACATCCGCTGCAAACACGATACGCATCACCAGCTTCCCAGGAGCATTCGTATCAGAGTGAATGCACTCAAACACTTTCAGGACACGATTGTTCTGGATCTTGGCTGCGATCATAGTCATATCAATCACGTTACGCGCTACCATTTCCATATCGTCAAATTCTAGGCGGACTACCCAGGGGGACGTACACAACTGACCATTTGTTACAGAGAACTTCTGGTACGACTGGAGAATGTCGCGATCTTCTTGGACATACGTGTTCTCCGACAGCGGATTAGGATCGTAATAAATGCGCACGGACTTCGTGATATCACGCAACGTAGTTTTTTGGATGTCGCGCTTCTTAGCGATCGCTGCGTCCTGCGATCCAGCTACGGAAGCATCCAGATAAATTGTGTCAATAGGCGTCTTAGGGTTCGGAGAAGCACTCAGAAGCTCCATAATACGTGGCACACCTCCAGTAGCGTTTGCAGCAGACGTACCGGCTGAGTGGAAGGTGTTCAGGGTAAGCTGCGTCGTAGGCTCGCCTACTGACTGAGCAGCCATTGTACCTACCATTTCGCCCGGATGAACCTTGGACTTAATGTACCGGAAATGAATATCCTTCAGCATTTCGTCAAACATCGCCTTGGTTAGACGCATCTTGATAATCGATTTCTTGGGTGCAAAGTGGTAGCGCAAGAGAATATGGAACAGCTTATTGTGACGAGCGAATGGCTGTGAGCACATCTTGTCCAGTTCGTCAACCACGTACACTGGTGTCAAATCCGTCTTGACCGAGTACGGGTTCTGGTACTTTTCTACCATGCGCTCAAAGTGAACTGGGGCAAATACCGTATCTTCCTTGCGGAACCGGAACACGTTACGTACGAGCGTATCACGGTCCTCAATAATCTTATCGACCATATCGTGGAACTCCTTGACTTCACCTTTAACAACCGCCGAAATATCGTCAGCGGAAATCGCGAAGTCCCGGAAGATCTGTTCCATAGACATTAGAGCAAGCGGCAGAGTCTGCTTCTCAACACATACCGAATCAATTCCGTCACCGCCGTAATTGAACTGCACGATAGCGCCATTCACATTACGTACTGTTCCA